CGCAGGCGGGTTATAGCAACATTCAATTGATCGACGTGAACCAGGTTGCAATTCCCGTCCACATCAATTCAACCATTTCCATTCAAGTCAAAAACACGTCAAACACATTTGTGCCAATCTTCGGCGGCAACGTCGTGGACATTGGTTTGGAAGTGCGCGACGTAGGTTCGACCATGTTCACGCAGACTTATTCGATTACGGCATTGGGCGCATTGGCGCGTTTGCCAAAAGCCTTGACCAACGGCGTGCTTTCAAAGGCGTTCGACGGAACACAGATTTACACCATTCTTTCAGCCTTGTTACTTAACACTTGGGCAGATACGCCTGGGGCAATTACTTGGGCAACTTTCAATCCGACGACAACCTGGGCAAACGCTGGCAACACTGGTCTTGGTGAAATCGATCGCCCAGGCGATTACGAATTGGCAGCGCGTTCAAGCAATCGAACAGACGTGTATTCATTGGTTTCGGCATTGGCGACTTCAGGGTTGGGCTACATTTACGAGGACGCACAGGGGCGCATTTCGTACGCTGACGCAACGCACCGCAGTCAATACCTTGTTGCAAACGGTTACGTTCAAATAACCGCCAATCAAGCCCGCGCAGCTGGTTTGCGCATTGCAACCCGTGCAGGCGACGTTCGAAACAATTTAACAATCAAATACGGGGCTACTAGCAGCGCGGAAAAATCTGCCAGCGACGCAACTTCGATTTTGAATTACGGCACACTTTCCCAAATCATCACGACAACCCTTCACAACGCAACTGACGCGGAAGATCAGGCAGATTTTTACCTAGCACTGAGAAAAGACCCGCAGCCAATTTTCAAGGAAATTACCTACGACCTGACCAACCCTGAAGTGGACAATTCTGACCGTGACAACCTGATCGGTGTTTTCATGGGGTTGCCATTGGCGATCAATGATTTACCGTCAAACATGGGTTCAATCTTCCAGGGCTTCGTCGAGGGTTGGACGTTCCGCGCGGGTTACAACACCCTTTCGGTTTCGCTTAATCTTTCGCCAGTTGCTTATTCCTTGCAGGCATTGCAATGGGACGAAATTTCGAACACATTTACCTGGTCGGGCGTGTCGCCAACGCTTGACTGGGCACGTGCAACAATTATCACCTAAGAAGGAGAACAACCTATGACGAACCCGACCACCCCGTTTTCGTGGCAAATGCCGACGGCGAGCGATCTCGTAACGGACTTGCCTGCTGATTTTGAAACATTTGGACAAGCCGTTGCAACTTCAATGGCTGACTTGCTTGGTGGCACAACTGGGCAGATTCTTTCAAAAGCGTCAAACACCGACATGGATTTTTCCTGGGTGACTGGATTATCAAATCCAATGACAACAACAGGCGACATGATTTATTCTTCAAGCGGTTCAACGCCTGCGCGCAGGGCGGTTGGTACAACGGGACAGGTTTTGACAGTTTCAGGCGGCGTGCCAACATGGGCGACACCTGCAACGGCAGCAGGAATGACCTTGATCAGCACAACAACACTTTCAGGCACATCAACAACAATCAGCGGTTTTGCGTCAACTTACACAAACCTTGTTTTGTTTATTTATGGCATTGTGAACGCAACAGATAACGTAAAAATTCGCATTGCGCCAAATGGTTCAACAAACCTTTTCTCATACGTTCGAAATAGTTACCTTCAGACAGGCAGCAGCGCAACAACGGCTGGTGCGGTTGGCGGCTATGTCATGCTTAACTCAGCAGCCAACAAATTGAACACAAGCAGTCAAAACATTTTTGGCGCAACATTTAGCCAATACGCAAATGCCAGTTCGTACAAAGGAATTCAAGGTTTTGCCAATTATCAGGACGGCAATAGCACTGACGCACTGGAAACTTTTTCAGGCTATTTCGAAACTAATACGGCAATCACATCACTGGTCATCACAAATGACGGTGGTTATTCATTCAGCGCTGGAACAGCCCTACTTTACGGAGTGTAAAAAATGACTAGACCAATGGTAAGAATCCATAATGTTGAAACTGACGAAATAATTGATCGCGAAATGACCGACGCTGAATTTACCGTTTGGCAGTCAGATCAGGAATTGTTTGCTGCGGAAAAAATTCGAGAAGCAAACCAAGCAGCCGAAAAAACGGCGTTACTTGCAAAATTAGGAATTACCGCAGACGAAGCGAAATTGTTGTTGTCATGACTTATCCCGACGGCACAAACGCACGGTTGATCGAAGTTGCAGCAGCTGAAGTGGGCACGATCGAAGAAGGCGACAATCTGACAAAGTACGGCAAATTTACAAAGGCAGACGGACTTCCCTGGTGTGGTTCGTTCGTCAACTATGTTTGCGCAATGGCTGGCGTAAAGATTCACTCAGTTGTTTCAACTGCAATTGGCGCACACAAGTTCAAAGAAATGCAACGCTGGTCAGGTATGCCACAACTGGGCTATTTGGCATTCATGGACTTTCCGCATGACGGCGTTGACCGCATTTCACACATTGGAATTGTTGTTGGACTTATCGATTCAAAGACATGTCTGACGATCGAAGGAAACACCAGCGGGACAGGCGACCAGCGCAATGGCGGCATGGTCATGGTGAAGGTTCGTTCGTACGGTGAAGGCAAAGAAATCGTCGGTTTCGGTATTCCAAAATTTGTGCCGTACAAGGGAGAATTTCCAAAGGTTGAAATGCCAAAGTTAGCAACGAAGCCAACAAAGGAGACAAAAAAATGGAACAAGCCAAAGCCCTGATCGCGTCATGGGCGCGTTCGTTCATGGCAGCAGCACTTGCGCTATACATGGCGGGTGTTACTGACCCAAAGACTTTAGCAATGGCAGGGGTTGCAGCGGTTGCACCAGTGATCTTGCGCTGGTTAAACCCAAACGACAAAGCCTTCGGTTCTACGGGGAAGTGAACCGCAGATTCGCAGCGGCATGGTTGGCTTGGGCACTTGCGCTAACCATGTCCGCTTGCGGGTATCAGGGGTGGACACGTTATGAATGCCAAGAATTCGACAACTGGGGAAAAGCGCATTGCCAAAAACCGCAATGTCTCCCCACTGGAACATGCACTGACGACCTACTTGGAATTGAATCGGAACAGACCCGCACGCCGTAAGTCACCCGAAGAAATCCACGCGCAGCTGATCTTGATAATTGGTTCAACCCTTGCAGCGGTGTTTTTAGTGGTAACCGTTGGCATAACCTACGCACTCATTTTCGTCACTCAACCAGTCAGCGCACAAGCACCGAATGACGCAGCCTTTATTGATCTATTGAAAACCCTGGCAATTTTCTTGACTGGTTCATTGGGTGGGGTACTTGCTAGCAACGGACTCAAATCAAAGCCAAAGCCTGGAGACACGCCGACAAACACGCAAGGTTCTTGACCGCGCGCCAATCATGCGTCACCCTGATGTCAGGTGGTAGTCCTACCGCCTAGAATCGGGAGAATTCAAAATGGTACTTGATCTACTTGACCCGCAAACGCTGGGTCGTTTAGTGCTTGTCGTCATTCTTATGGTGATTTCAGCCGCTGCGGGCTACGCAAAAGGCTTCAAAGAAGGCAAGCGCGAAGGCATGGCACGCCGTAAGGCAATGGTTCGCCACCTAAGCAATAAGGCGGTCAACTAATGGCTGGCTTTTTGGAAAATTACGAGGACGTTGCTGCCAGAATTAAACGTCTATGGGAGACACACCCCAGCGCAAGGGTTGAAACAAACATTAAACATTTTGACGCCGAGAAGGGTTATGTGCTTATCCAAGCAATGATTTTTCGCGAGTACGAGGACGAAAAGCCTTCGGCGGTCGATTACGCATTTGGCAACGTCGCAACCTACAACGTGCAAATGAAAAAGTTTTTTGTAGAAGATACAGTCACAAGCGCAATTGGACGCGCCATTGGTTTATTACTGGGTACGGATAAGCGCCCAACCCTTCAGGACATGCAGAAGGTCGAAACTATTAGCGCAACCGTTGCCAAATCTACGGCTGACGATTATGACCCGTGGGCAAAAAAGTTCGGTGACGTGCCAAGCCATAAGACCGCAGCTGAAGCCGAGCAGGCTGGGATTCCTTCACTTGGTTCATCAATGGACGAGATCGCCAAGCAACTGGGCGGCGAATTAGTTCAGGAAGCACCGCAATGCAGTCATGGTCACATGATTTGGAAGCAAGCGGCGACAGGTTCAGCAAAGAATTGGGGCGGGTATTTCTGCACCGAGCGCACAAAAACAACGCAATGCACGCCGCGTTGGTACGTATTAACATCATCAGGAAAATGGGCACCCCAGGTATGAGCGATCTAATCGAGATTATCTACCCACAAAGCATGACGGCAAGACTGCTACAAAACGGTGAAGTGATCGCCGAATACAAAGTCGAGCAATGCGACGGGTGTGCGAAATTGTTAAAACTTGACCCATTTGGCTACAAAATCGGACAGGCAGGCGAAAAACTTGCCTGGTTGTGTGGTGAGTGTCGGTGAAAATGACATTGACCCGCGAAGAAGAAACCGTTTGCATGCTTGCAGCCGTGAAATTGCAAGTGGACAATCGCAAATTTGGAGACAATCCGCAACGTCATCAAAAGGAATTGGCAACGTTTGAATACCTAGTCGAATGCGCTGAAGCAATCGGTAGCGAATGGGTTGTTGCCAAATACTTCGATCTTCCGTTCAACCCGTACGAAAACAAATTCAAAACAAAGGCTGACGTAGGCAATGCGATCGAAGTGCGGTGGACTAAGTACGTTGCCGGTCAATTGATCGTCCATGAGTACGACAGACCAAACGACATTGCAGTGCTGGTCACTGGTCAATCACCGCATTACTTCATTGCAGGGTGGATTCCCATTGCTATGGCACAACGCCCGAAGTATCGACACAGTAAGCAACCAAATTGGTGGGTCACTCAAATCAATCTTCAACCAATTGAGAATTTAAGGAAATCCAACTATGGACAAAGTGCAATTTGAATGCAGAATCTGCAAGAAGATCACGGTGCAGCTGATTCACAAAATAACCGACAACTTGCCCCAGGGTGTCGAAGTAATCCAATGCACGAAGTGCGAAGTCATGGGGGTTGCACAGATAGGGAATTCAAATGCCAATCTATGAGTTTGAATGCACGGTGTGCAAAATCCGTGTTGAAGTGGATAAGTCAATCCACGACGAGAACCAACCAATCTGCTGCGGGGCAAACATGAGTCGCAGGTACTCAACTTTTGGCATTTCATTTAAGGGCAAAGGTTGGGGTCACCAATGATCAATCCAAAAGACATTCACAAAGCAACCGACGGCAAGATTTACAGTTTCAGCGGCTTCGGCGGTGTTATGAATTGCAGCCAATGCGACGACGACACAATGGTCAATGAATACGACCGTGATGACGGGTTGGTTGTTTGGTTTTGCACGAAGTGCGAAGATAGGTTGCACCTATGAGTTATCCACAGAAGTTATACACAGGGTGCAAAAGGTTGTGGGACACGCCCAACGCCATGCGTAAGTTATTCATTTACTTGACAGGCGCGGTACGATCTAATCGCTTGAAGC